CCAGCTTATGTCTGAACCAAAGTAAGCAACCAAGTCTACAGCATGAGCATAGCCTGTGTCTTGGATTAAGTGTTTACTTTTCATAGTCTGTGATCTGCCTGTACGTTTTAACTCTGCCTGTTCGTGCAGGGTTCTTACGCCATACGTAACTCCGAAGTCCACTGTAGTAAGCTTGATTGCTTCAGACACAACCTCTACCAAATCAGGGTGTACACCGTCTAACTTCTTTAAACTTCTTTCTGATAACTTGAACGCCATTTTATTCCTCGATTTTTCCTACGTTGATTTCTACTGGTCTTCCTGTATCTCTTGTGTCATCTTCATAATCTCTGCTACCGAAAAGAAAAGATAAGTTTCTTAACATCTGATAATCAGACGGTGCATTTTGAATGGTGTCCATCACAGCCTCAACAAAACCTATATCTGTTTTTTCAAATTCATCTGCAGACAAAGCCAAGTACTTACCGTCTTCTTGTTTACCTTTTCCATACCAAGACCAACTATTAAAGTCATATTGATCTATAACTTTGATGTTACCTTCTTGATCGACAGATAACATAGCTTCACCCAAGGTCATCTTAACTTCATCAGCAGGTGAAAGATTTAATAGTTTTTCTTTTATACTAGAAATGTCTTCGTTTGTGCCGCTTACAAATTTAGCAGACATCTTTGCACCGTACTTGTTAAAGTCTTCATAATTAATTTTCATACTGTCACCAGCTTTTAAATTATTATCTAAAGCCATTTGTTTTAGTATGTCTATAGATTCAGGAGAAAAGTTAGCTTCAGTTATTTTTCTACCCATTGCTGGAACAAAAACATCATCAAGCATCATAGAAACAGGTGTTGTGCTTAACATTTTATAGGTGTCTCTTACAGCCCCTCCTGCAGTTACAGCAGCATCTACCCCTGCCTCAACACCAGCCTTGACTACAGGCTTTGCTGTCTCCATAAAGTCAAAGAATGTTTGACCTAAGGACTTTTCTTCAGAAGGTTGATTATTAAATGAAAATGTTCCTAATACTTTATCTGCCATTAGTTAACCTGTATAGCTTCTAGATCACCATTCTCTAGTTTAACAATAACTACCTGACCTTTCTTAAGCATACCCTGTTCTTTCATACGCTTGTATTCTTCTCTGCCTTGAACAAGAGGTACATCATCAGGGTTTGCTTTGAGAGATTCTACATATTTTCTTACGTCATCATTAAAAATATCTGACTGTGATATTGGTGTGAAGGACTGTTGCTCAGTCTCAGGTCTTATCTGAGGTCTAACACTTGTATCTAAATCTTGTTGTGTTATCTCTGGCTCACTTCTAGTGAAGTCTTGACCACTTGTGTTAAACAACATCTTGTCAACAGCCTCACCTTTAGTAATGAAACCGTCTTGGTTCATGTCAAGACCTTCATTCTTGTCATACCTGTTGCTACCACTACTAAACAAGATATAGTCGTTAGCTTTTCCTACAGCTTTAGGATACAAGACTGCCATATACAGATCACCTATATCAGGGTCTTCTACTCCTTTAAGTTTTTGTTTTAAAAATGTGCTTACGTACTCTAGTTGTTCTACTCTTGTCATACCTGCTAGTTCTGCAGTAGAAGTACCTAAGTCTTTAGCTGTAGCCTCAACAAACTGTATCAGACCAGTAGCACTTGTACCTGCTTTACTTTTTTCTGCAGGATTAAAAGTATTTCCTGTCTCAAAAGCCATGATCCTTAGTAAGTCCTGAGGTATAGCACCTATTTCAAACGCTAGGTTATCTACAGCATCAATAAAATCTAAGTCTTCCATAACATTCTTAGGTGGTACGTAAGGATTTTGCTCTGATGTTTCTTTGTTAAATGTTTTATCTACACCAGTTTTAGACATTCCTAACTGCTCAAGTTGTCTTTTGAAAAAGTTGTTGATGTCTAGTTGTGTCTTAGCTTCTCTGAACAAACCTTTAGACCTTGCTAATTCACCAAGTAAAGGTGTCATCAAGTAGTTATCAGCCATAGCCTCTTCTCTACCTCTGGCTCCACCATCCTTAGCCATAGCTGTAAGGTCACCATTGTAATACTCATTAGCATACTGAGTAATCATTTTAACACCTTCTTCACCACCAAACCTGTCAGGATTAGGAACAAAGGTTATCTCATTTGTTGCTGCACTAACAGTCCAAGGACTATCTTGTAGAGTACCAGACTGCTGAAGAGAACGGTTGACGTACTGTTTAAACAGAGATCGTTTTAGTCTAGCTACTGCTATTGTGTAACCATCAGGGTCTATGTCTTTAATTGCATTAAGTTTATCAAGAGTTTCATCGCTGTATAAGGTACGAATAAATTTCATATCTCTTATACTGTCTCTGCTATGTATATAAGTAGTAGCCTTACCAATACCCTGTAGGAAACTGTTTCTGTGAGCCTCTACACTCATAGCCTCTACTGTTGTTGCATTTACCTGAGTATTAATAAAGTAATCTATAGTGTTCTTATATGTTCTGTCCTCAAGTTCTGCCGCATGGTCTAGTGATTCACTGTCAAAAATAGAACCTTCATCAGGTATACTTGTCTCACTTTTTCTTTCTATAGTAGCTACCTCAGATGTAGGTATCTTTACTTCAGTGTAAACTATAGCTTCTCTTGGTGGTAAGTTCTTATAAAAGTCTATACCTTCTGAAACTTTCTGAGTCATATATGCAGATATAAACTCAGGTTTCATTTCAATTATAGAAGCAGCTAGTATAGGGTCATTGAGACCTTTAGCATTTTCTACAATTATCTTACCTAACGCAGCAAGCTCTTGACCCTGCAGCATTTCAAACTGATCAGCATCGTAGTTGGCTACGTTCTTGACTAATGCCTCAAGACCAGCTATCTGGTTTTCTATTGGTGCGTAAGTATCAGCAGACACATTAGTAGGTCTAGCAAAGTTAGCTCTTAACATAGCTACTCCTGACATCAACTGACTTTTAAGAAACTCAGGGTCTACATTACCACCTTGTCTTTCTACTTCTAAAGCAGCACCAGCAAGTTGTGTTAGCTGATCTATTCTCTCGTCAAACAAAGGTAATCTTTTTTGAAACTCAGATTCACTTACGTTTCTATTTAAAGTTAAAGAAGCCATAGAAGCTTCGTTTAATTTTATTTTTTCTACAGTTAGATTGACAACATCTTGTGATGTATAGTTTTGACCAGAAGCTTTTAGCTCTTGTTCTGAAAGAAAACGAAAAGAAGGGTTGGCATCAACTAGAGCAACAACTTCGTTGTATCCTGCTGTCTCAGCATTAAAAGTTATAGTTGTTTTATCTAAACCTGTTATAGCTTTAATTGCATCAAACATTGAAGCATCAGGTTTTTGACCAGTAGTTGCTATAAACTGTGTAAGCAAACCATTGGTAACAGAACTTAGTTGGTCTAAATCTTCTACACCTCTAGTTTTTTCCTGAAGAGTTGTAAAAAACTTAGCAGCAGATGCTCTGTCTACGGATGTTTGAGTAGGGCCAGTTCTTTGTTGTCTAGCTACTGTGTCTGCTATGCTAAAAACACCCTTTGATAGAGCCTGTAAGCCCTGTGCAGCAGCCCCATACTCTGTAGCTGTGGGTGCTTGTACCCCCTGCTCAAAGGCTGCTCCAGCGTCCTTCATATCAATGGAAAAAGACATATACTTTCCTTACATTCTTTCTGTTACTATTTCTGCTGAGTGAGTTAAGTCAAGACGTTGAGCATTTCTCATTATGTCTGGTATACTTTCACCTCTAGATATTCTTTTTTGTATCTCTACTTTAAGTTGATCACTAAATGGAGTAGCCCAGAGCTTATCGTTAACCTCTTGCATAAGTTTAGCACCCTTTTCAAACTCATCTCTATCACCCTCAATCATAAGTCTGATAGCATAGTTAGCTTGTTGTCTTAGGTATGTTTCAACTTCATCTACTTTTTTATTCTTCTTGAACTCCATCTCTTTGTAGTCGTAGTAGTTCTGTACAGGAGCAGGAGTTGCACCGAAGAATATAGCAGCAGCACCACTTATAGGTTCTACATCAGAAGATACTTGCTTTCTTGTTCTACCTCTGTATTCGCCCTTATCTATAAGCTCCCACATTTTGTACATTTTATCATAACTTGAGACATTACGCAAGACAGAATTTAAATCTTCTCTAACTAATGACGTTCTGCCAGCAAACATATTACCTATACCTGTTGTAGCTAGACCTAACATATCTCTACTTATTTCAGCAGATGGACCACCTATCACAGTCATAAAGTCTTCACTGAAAAGTCTTTTAAATGTTTCAAACATTTGGTCAGCAGGTGCTACTCTTTTAGCGTAAGCAGTTTCTTCACCGATCAACTCAGACAAGAGCCTATCTACTAGTCCATACTTTATTGAGTTATGTATCTTTTCAGTCATAGGGTCTTTAGGATCAAAGCCCATTTTTTCTGTAAGGTATCCTGCAGTATTCTTAGCACCAACACCTGTCATACCTAACATAGGACCAAGAACAAAGAACATTCTTGCTTTTTCTCCAAGTGTAAACTCTCTGCCTACTGTAACAGCAGACATTGATCTAAACATATATGTCAACCACTGAGTAGGAACTCTCATAGCACCTGACTGAAAGTAACTTCTAGATGCTGATGTCATTCTAAAAGTTAAATCCTGTTCTCTCTTGGTTATCATTGCTCTACCTTTAGTAGAGTTGACAGGAATGTTAGGTCTCATAGCCTTGTGCTCTAAGAAAGCTGTAGTCATAGCTGTCATACGTGAAATTAATTCACCATGTTTAAAGAATAAAGTAGATTTGTCAAGTAGACTAGAAGCAGTTTGTGCTCCTTTAGGTAATAGATTAGTAGCCACACCAAATTTCTCTGGTGTCTGTAATTCTGCTACCTGATTGTCTATGTTTGCTCTACCACTTGTTTCTATATATTCTAGAAGTTCATCTAAATCGTCTTTATCTATAAGAAGATTACCAAGTTTATTATCTAGCAGTCTTTGCTTTGCTAATTCCTTAGCTTGTTTATTTATTGATGGGTGTGTAATTATAGATAAAGCAGGAGCTAAGAAGATACCTCTAGTACCTGCTCTTGGTGATGCTGCTGTAACAACAACAGAGTGAAACCCTTGTAAGAACAACTGATCAGGGTTTAAGAAACCAAACTTAGAGTAGAACCCTACCTTTAGTAACTGACTGGCAGGGTCAGAACCTTCCATTTTCCACCCTAAAATAGACTTTTTACCTGTAGCATCAAAAATTGCTTCTGTAGCACCTCTTGTAAAACTCTCCCACATTGCGCTAGTCATTGTTGGTTGGTTGAGCCTACGTTTAATTACTGCCTGTTGCTCTCTTAGTTGAGCAGCAAGGTCATTAAACTTACCAGTCTTAGTTACTTCAGCTTTTAGAAGCTTCTGTAAGAAATCATTCTTAGGAATATTTGTAGGTATGTCTACAATACTAGGGTTTGCCTCAGCTAACTTAACCCACCCAACCATAGCATTCTGGGTTGAGGCTCTATGTGCGTACCCAAAAGCTTCTGAGTTAAACTGATCAGCTATTGCAGATATTGGGTTGATGTTAGATGCTTCCCTACCACCAAACTCCATAGGTGGGTTATCACCCCTTCTCATATTTATTTTTATTGAGTCGTAATCACCCATACTAGAACCTAGAAGTGCAGGGTTTTCACCTACTTCTTCCAATCTAAGTTTTTCATCTCTAGCTTTTACAGCAAACTTCTCTCTGAAAGTAAATCCATGTTTGCTTGCTATAAGTTTTAAATCTGCTAATGTGCTTATGTTAGGGTTCCAGTCTCTATTTGCTCTGATAAGGTCATCTAAAGCATCTGAGTCTGTTTTACCTAGCTGAAGTTTAGCTATATCGTCAACACCTGCAGCATCCATAAGATTTTTAGTTTTCTCTGTGATGTTGTTTATTTGTTTGACAGCTAAATCTGCCTGTGATTTACTAAAAGCTCCAAGTAAAGTTCTTATCCCAAGTGCTGCATTCTTAGGACCATTAACTGTCTTAACACCTGACTCAATAACAGCAGAAACAAACCACCTAAGGTCAGCATTTGCCCTTGGACCACCAAAGTTGTAGGGCATTACGTCTGCTTTTTCTAGAACTCTTATTTCATCTATGTTTGTTACGTACAAATGCCCTAGAAATGGACTATCTAGTTTGTATACTGGTACTTTTTCGTACTGTTTCTTGGCTAAATCTGTTTTTCTTAGAGAAGCACCACCACCATTGTTTGATGTTGCTAGTTTAAAGTCAAGAATTGCAGCATCTTCGGGTATTTTTACACCCTGACCGTCTACTTTATATACTATCCTACCTATTTCATCTATGTTTGGAGCAAAGACACCACCTGCAGCTACAAATCTTTTTAACATTGCTGATGATTTTATCTGCCAAGAAGTGTTATTGATGTCTACTAGGGCAGCGTAAGCCTCTACAGTCTTTCTAGGGGCAGGTACACCGAACTCAGTGTAGTATATGCCCTCAAATTGGTGTAATGTAGGAGCTTCTTTAAACTTTTGTGACAGGGTTCCATCCCTGAGTGACTCCATAATGTGACCAAGACGTTGAGTCTCACCTTTTTTTAGTGCATTTATTTTCTTTTCGTAAGGTTTTATTAGTTGTTTTATGTTGGCTGCACCAGCCTCAGCTTGTAGAAACAGAGTTCCTAATCTATCAGACAGTCTTGTTGATGATGCACCAAAAACTTTTTCCATAGTATCAAAGATAAAGTTTGACTTTTGTAAAACTTGTTCAGCTTCAGGTAAACCTAGTACATCTATACGCTGTTCTGTCTCTACATACCAGCCTCTTCCCTCTTCTCTTCTTACTACCTTGAATGCTGGGTCTTGTGCAGCTACAGCTTCAGCATCCATCTTTCTTCTGAAAGGAGCACCTGAACCGTTCTTACCTATTCTAACTACAACCTTGTAGTCATCAGACAATTCATCAACTATACTTTTTACGTTTGCTACTGCATCGTTTGTTGTTGAAGCTATTTTTCCAGCCATTGTTTTAGCTGTTGCTTCAAGAACTGCTAAAGGAACAAACTCACCAAAGGAGCCTCTCCTGTTTAGTTCTGCTAGGTCTTCATAAAGAATGGAAGCTCTTGTTCCATCACGTACAGCAGGACCAGAAGGTCTAGCTGCAGGACCAGACGCAGCGTCCATTTCTTCAGGAACCAACCTACCTGCTGTTATATTGTCTGTCTGAACCCCAACTTTCTCTACTGCTCTTGTAGCTGCATTAGCTGCAGCAACTTCACCATCAACTACAGCAACTGAATCTACTGGTCTTTTAACTTTAGTCAGTGACAGCAGTTTTCCTGTTGTATCTTGGGCAAGGCTGGTAGTTCTTTTAAGGGCTGAGGCTGTCTTTCGAATGCCTCCCAAGTAACCCAGAGTAGCAAGGTCAGCAGCACCAAAAAGAAAGTTGAGATTTGCATAAGGATCATCCCCTAAATATGTGGCATCATGTGCTGTTTTATAGAGGTTCCAAACACTATCTCCGTTTGCTGTAAAGACACCTTCGTCTTTTCTTTCTTCTATATATTCTCTAGCCCAGTCCTCAAATTCATTAGGGGTTAACCTAACAAAAGCCTCACGAATTTCAGTACCTTCTCTGTTTGTTCTGTAAGTTAGATTTTCTGGAAGACCTATAGTCAACTCCCTTAGAATGTTTACATCTAAGAAGTGAAGAAACTTAGAGAACCCACTCTGATCATTAGCCTCAAACTCTTCTTGCATCAACCTGTTGAAAGTCTCCATGTTGGTTAATGCTCTACTAGCAAAAGGTGTGACATCACTATCGTTGAGCATAAGAATTTGCGAAAGCATATACTCAGACATAGGAATGTCTCTGTCTTTCTCTATTCTTTCTTGTACTATCTCAGCAGTTTCTTCTACTGACTTATCGTCTTCTAGAGCTTTCTCTACCAAGTTATCGTAGTCGTAGTTGCTTTCTTTTAGCTTGGCTGAGGTGGTGTGTACAAAGTCACCTTGTGATCTGGCTACCCTTATCTCAGTTTCATCAGTGTCTAAGACGTACCCTAGCTCCTGAGCTTTGATAGTCTCAACTTCTGAGAAAGGGTTTAGAGGACGTTGGTACTCTTCTTCCTGATACTCTTTTTCAAGAACATCTTGGTTAGAGACAAACTCATCTAGTGTAAGAGGTCTGTTCATTATTTGTTAAGTCCACTTGCTATATTTGTTCCAATAGTTTGTAAACCGCCACCAAGAGCAAATTTAGCTCCACCAAACAACAGTCCAGCCTGAGCAAAACCTAGTTGTGCTTGACCTTGTAGTTGAGCAGCCTGAGCAGTTAAAGAAGTATATTGTTGACCTAGACCTGACATCATACTTCCGTATCCTAAGTTAGCTCCTATCTGAGAAGATATACTTCCTAAGCCACCCATTAATGCAGAGCTACCTTGTAGTCCAGCAGCCTGAGCAGATTGCCTTGCCCTAGACCTAGCAACAATCTGTTGTCTAACAGCACTTCGCCTAGCTCTAGATACTTGCTGTTGTTGCATTTGTACCCTAGTCTGAGCAGCTTCAGCTTGTACTGTTGCTGATCGTTGAGTAGCTTCTGAAGCCTGACTTATTTTGTTAACACCAGCACCTACAGCACCAACTGCAGCAAGACCTGTAACAGTAGCTAGAGCACCACCACCTAAAGCAGCACCAAGAATTGTTGTACCTATTGCTGTAAATACCGCCACACTAAATCTCCTTTATGTATGCTGTCTCTACTGACTTAAAACCTTTTCGTTTAAATAGAGTACCAGCTTTTTTATCTAATATACTATCTAACTCAGATAGCCTAGTAAAACTACAACCTTTTTTCTCTGACCAATCTACATAATCGTCTATGAGTTTAATTGCTGTTCTTCCTTTTCTATGTTCAGGGTCAATCCAAAACATTAACTCTTGAGAAAACCAAAGATCATTTATAGGTAGTTCAGATACTACAGCTATAAGAGCACCTACGATTTCTCCTTCTTTTTCAACTATCTTTACAAAACCATTTTCTGATTCTACTAGTTGAGCTACTAAGTTGTTTACTTTGTTGCTGTTGAACTTAGTCCATGCTGGATGTGGTATTTCTTTGCAGAATTGTTTTACTGCTAGGACTGTATCCAAGACATCCTCTTGGGTAGCATCCCTAATTGTGTATTCAGTCATTAGTAACGAGGGTTCCTTCCTTGTACCATGCCCCATCCTAGAAGCAAGAAGTCCTTCCCCTGTTCACTTTCGTATTTTACTCTCATGGATCTTCCATGTCCACGTATTTTAACTCTTGATGTTATCACATCATCTGGATAATTAAAGTCGCTTAGATTACTGTTGTTAGGAAACACAGGAAACTTTAGTCTGTACACCTGTTGTGATGTACCAAAGCTCTCAGCAAAATCCCAAGCAGCAGAAACTTTTAGTCCTGACGGTCTTATAGCTTCGTAACCATCATTCTCATTACCTGTAAATCCTGTCTCAGTTACTCTGCAGTACGTAACTATAAATGGTGCATTCTTTTTAGTTACTAAGTCACCTATAAAGTCGTAACCTGTTTCAGCAAATGATGAATAGTTTGTGTTTGTCCAATCAAGAAAAGTAATTCCTGTAAATGCACCAAAGGTTATCTTGTTGTTTGACCCTTCTCTACAGATAAGAACAATAGCAGGGTCACCTGTGTTTGTGTTAGATATTTGTGTAGACACAACATCATTACCATTTGAGGTAACAACATCATCTGCACCGTTGTTTGATGTAACGTCTAGAGCAACCTCACTAGCACCATACCCTGAGTAAAAAGCTAAACCAATCACACAGTCTGTGTTAGATGTTTGATCTGATACTTTCCAAGGAAAGAAAGCTTGTAGAGGTACGTCAAGAATTAAGAAGTTATTAAGTTTAGAAGCTACAGTTTCATCTTTATCAGGATAAGCCCAGTATATTCTTTTATTGATAGCATCATAAACTGCAGTTACTTTTAGTTTAGCGTCAGCGTCAATAGCATCCCAAAAGGTTTGAACTGTAGGTAGAGTGAGGTTTTGTTCCTGACCTTGACCTGATACAGGGTCTGTCTGTAGTGTATGTATACCAAACCTTGACCACCAGAAAGGAACACCCTCAGCTTCTACGAATGTTTGGGGCTGTAGGATACCAACCCTAGTAACCCTGTTTACAGAAAAGGACGATGCTCTGAACACACCGTCCACACCAGAAATCTGCCATACACCATTCTCAGCAAACACGAATAGAGAGTTCTGGTAGGCGTACAGTCTTTGTATTTTAACAGCGTCAGGTATTCTTATAACACCACCATCTGTATCCAACAAGTCAGAGATATATTCTGATGTTGGGTCATTCTGTTGGTGACAGATACCTAAGTCATCTACTGTTTCAACAAGCTTGGAGAATAGTAGTGTACCAGCATTTTCAGAACTGTCAATACCTGCGTAGAATACCCTACCAGAAAAAGATTCAGCACATCTAAACCTAGAACTCTCAGGGTCTGTCATTTTGGTTAGACCAGTTAAACCTGAAGCAGAGCCTCTGTTCTTAGTAAAGAAGTCTAGTATGTAGTGACCATTTGCTGTTAGTGTTGTACCACCATATACCTTTTCCCATTCTGCAGAGTCGTAGTCACCATCACTATCTTTACCTGCATACCAAGGGTGAGTAAGTCTTTTAGTTAAATCTGTAGGAGCACCATTACCTGTGTTCCAACCTGCGTTTTGTGCGTCATACTTTCTATTTTGAGAAGGTGAGCTATCGTTATCAAAGTATGTGCTTGTATTACCTTGAAACTCAAAGTCTCTTACTTCAAAACTTACCTGAGTAACTGTAAATGTTCCTGAGCTATACTGGATAGCTATAGTATTTATCTCAGGAGATGATACAACCAAGTTACCTTTGATTGATGTGAACTGACACTTAGCTGTATCAGCACCAGCAGAACCAGAATGCTGATAAGAAGCTAGGTTTACTGAGTTCGATTCTACTTGATTAGAGTAAGGTAAAGCACCCTTATTGTAAAAATAAAGTGTAGCACCCTTTTGAAGAACCAAGAACTCTAGGTCAGCATTACCACCTACGTTTACCCAATCACCTGTAGCTGTCTGTTCAGCATCACTAAGAGTAAACGAAGATAGTACATTACCTGTCTCATACTCTACACCTAGTCTTCTACGTCTAGTACCATCCCTACGTAGGTCACAGTTTAGTTCATCAACAGAAGCACCTTCAGGAAATGTAAGTTCTGCAGCCTCAGTAACAAGACCTCTTACAAAGTTATTAACTGCTTTCTGATTTAGACTTTGAGGCATTACGTTCCATTTCACGTTGGTCTGCGTATTCATTACGCTGAACAGTTTTAGTTTTTACTTTGTCTCTAAGGTAATGTTCTACAGCTTCTTTACCTTTTTGTAAGCTAGAGTATCTACCAGATAGTTCACTGGGTAAGATACCTCTTTCAAACCTTACTTTAAAAAATGAATAATTACTGTCTTCTTTCTCTACGTAAATTTCTGATACCATTTTATCAGACTTTATTTTACAGTGTTGGTTTACTGTATCAGTTTCAATGTCAATCATTAGCTACGTCCATACTGATTCCTTGAAGCAAGCCTAGTTTTGTATTGATCGTTTTGTACGTAAGACTTTAACCTACGTGCAGACTGCTCAACCTTAGGATCAGAACCACCTTTAAATAAACTAAAGCAAGCTGACTTAGCTTCAGCTAGAAGTAAAGGCATTAGTGTCTGATCTAAGTCTATAGCAAAGCTGTCTGTTTGACTGAATGTTGGGTATATAGAACAGAAAGCTCTTGTCTTATTAGATGCTAGATTGGCTTCTACTGAGACATCGTAGGCATCCATTATAATATGATTATCGTTGAATGAGGTATAGTAAGAAGGGTCTCTATCACTAGCAACAAACAACTCTACTGACTGGTCTACTGTTGTAACTTTCTTACCTGTCTCAACCATTCTGTCCATAAAAATTAAAGGTTCTACATAAACTATTTCTCTGTAGTCAGGAGCAGAAGCAGTTCCTATATTGTAATCAACACGTATTAATTGTTTTGTTCTTGCAGGGTAGGTAAAGTGTGTAGGCTTTGCGTTGTTAGCTAAAGAAACTAAAGGTATAAGTTTGTTGTGTTCAGGTATATCTCTAGCAGCAATTATATTGAAGTACGTGTCTTCTATTACTGAGGCTATCTGTTGAGCCTCTACTGTGTCAGAAATAGTGTTGACATTCTCTGAGTCCATGTCAGATAGAATAGATTGTACTACTTGTAAGAGAGTGCTTTTCATTATGATCCATCCACGCAGATAACTATTACACACTCAACGTGTGAACTTGCTCCACCGTTACAAGCTATCTTTATAAAACTTCCTGCTGTAACTGTGTGGTTTGATGAGGGTGCTAGTGTGTCTACGTCACCTGCTGCAGAACCAGATTGAGTGACAGTTACTACACCCATCGAAGCACCTGCTGCGTTTGTTACTGTAAAGGTTGTGTCTGAGCCAGAGATAGCTCCGCTTAGAACACTTTGTATCTTTGTTACTGTTCCTGCGTAAGGCATAGGAACGTATAGGTTGCTTGAGCTAGATATGTCAGCGAAGTGTGCTGTTAACATGGACTGTCTTGAAGTCCAAGTACCTGAGCCAGAACCATTAGCTAAGTAAACGTCACCACTACTTGCCGAAGCAACGCCTTTAGGTTCGTGTAAGTAAGGATCAGAAAGAGTAGAGTGGTTTACGTTTGCCATTAATATCTCCTAGGGAATGAGTAGGGTGCTCCCGAAGGAACACCCAAAGCTTATTAAGGCTCGATGTATTCGATAACCAACTTGGCTTCACCAGCAGTAAATGCTGCTGTGCCATAGATAGCTTCGACATAAACATCTGCGCCACCAACAGTTGCTGTACCGCCTACTGCTGCACCATCACAAGCTACTGCTTTATCTGCACCAATAGCAGCCAAAGCAATCGTTGCGTCAATACCATCGGCATCAACTGCAACACCAGCTTGAGTGTAAGTACCTACTGTCAATGTAGCTGAACCACCTGAGGTGAAAGCTGTTGTGACAATAAGACTAGCAGAAGTAATGTACGAACCTGCTGGAATGAAAGCATCGTGATCTTGTGGAGTTGCCACAGATGAAGGAACTTCTGTTCCTGTGATTGTCATCACCAATGATTTCTTTTGACTTGAAAGAGAAGTACCACGCTTTGCAGCAGTTCCCTGTTCACCTGCGGTAAGAACTTCTAGACCGTCTGCGTTTACATAACTCATAGTCTACCTCCTTACGCTACTGTTGGTTTCGTAACAATACGAACCATGTTTTCAGGACGATACAACTTGACACCGTAACGAGCAGTTGTTACAAACTCGTGTCTTTGGAAGTCTTTGTTGTAGTCGTAGTCAACCTGAGGTTGCTGTCTGAACGCACCGATAAATGGATTTACAGACTGGTCTGCTGAGAAGAACAAGTTTACAACACCATTGTCTGATGAGTAATCTTGGTTAGCAGCAGCTAAATCTGGAAGTGCGTTGTCGGTTGCTGTTGGTAGGAAGTTTGAGCAGTATACGTCAAACCCATATACGTTTGCAATGAAACGCATACCAGTTGCTATACCGTCACGAACTAGTCCTTCGAAACGTGGGTTGTTTGACACGTTTACGATGTTGCTCAGTGTGTTAAGTGTATACTCAACAGACGGATCAACGATGGCTACCAAGTTGCTGTCTGGAACGTTCTGTTTTTTCAGAGCGTAACGTGCATAAGCAAACTCTTTCAGACCCATGAGTTCACCAGTCTGAGTAGAACCAACACGCATTGATACGCCATTGATTGCTTCTGTTGAGTTAGCTGATACGCCAGATTCAGGGGCAGCGAGAGTTGTTGTCTCGAAGTGCTCCATGATTGCACGTTCTTGTTCAGGTACAAAGCGTGACATTAATTCTGTTGAATAGAATACGTCTTGCTCTGCTTTCTTAGTCATATAAGTAGCTGATGAAAGATACTTATCCACTGTGAATGTGAAGTTACCTGTGTCTAATGGACGGTAAGTAACGGCACTGTCCTCAGTGTAGTTGTCTACCTGTGCCTGACCGATAGATGGGATGTTGAAAGTGTTTCCATCAGGAAAACCATCAAGCATACGCACATATCGTTGTGCCATCATCTCTTCACGCAGAATGTCCTTTAATTCTGATGAATAGACCTGAGCACGTTGCAGGAACGAGGTATTAGATGTGGTCATTGCCATGTCTAAGTTCCTTTAATTATGCACCAAACTTATCGCCAAGCCGAGCTTTGTCTTCAAACATTTGTTGTTGCGTCTTAGCGGAATAGTACAAGTTACGATTTTCTCTACGTAAGCTTTGATAGTACTCAAAATTTCTTTCCGTAGAGGGTTGCATAGCGACACCCTCAGTTCGAACTGACCCACTAACCATAGGATTAGCTGGACGTTTGTTCTCCCCTATAAGAGCAAAAAATGCGTTAGGTGACTCAGCAGCAATATCTCGTAAACGATCTACTGACATACCAAGCTCTGTTGCTTTCTTTTCAATTTGAGCCTTGGCTTCAGTGCCAAAGCTTCCCTCTAGCTCTTTGTCAACAAGTTGTAGGTTGCCTTGAACTTTAGCTTCCAACTCTCGCTGACCAAGTGTCTTTTCTACAAGGCTCTTCAGGTCTTCCTCACTGAAAGTACCAGAGGTATTCTGGGTTTCAGTGTTACTGTTATTAGGCACTCCATTACTCGCTGCAGTATTTTCAGCGGCCTTGCTTTGGAGTTGTTCGAGAACTTCGGATTTATATTCCTGTTTCTTTAAGTCTTCCCTCATTTGAGTGAGTTGGTCTTCAAGATTTTTAATGTAACCATCAGCTTCTAATTTGCCTTTGGCTAACACTTCAGGGTCTTTCCAGTTATCTCCCTTTGCCTCTACGATCTTCTGCAGGTAAGAATCTTGTTGTTGAGATTCTAGTGCAGTAGTATCTGTATTCTGATTGCTTTGTTCGGTTGCTGGCGCATCAGTAAATACCATTTTAGTTCTCCTTATCCTTATCTAGGTTAATAAGTTCTAGCACTTGGGTTAGTGCTCTGTTGTAACCATTCCTATCAGCTTGCTTATAAGCCCAAGAAGGACTATCATAGTCTGCTGAAGGTGAGGTTTCCTTGAGCATAGGCTCTAGGACTTGTTGAAGACGGTCAAGGCTTTCTCTGTTAGAAACTACAGCTTGCCTTACAGCAAACTTTTCCTCGTTTGTCTTGCATTCTTTAAACCAAGCAGCTTTCATTATTTTTTCATCTTCATCTTTTTCTTCTTGTCTTTTTTCTTCTTGGTTGTATTCTTGTATTCTTTTACTTTACCTTTTTTATACGGCATATTATAACCCTTCTTCTATTGCTATTTCTTGCTCTTCTTCAAATCTTACCTGAGCTTCTGTAGCTATTTTCTGTGTTTGCATTTGTTCTACTACAGTAATGTTCTCTCCAAATACAGCAGGTTCTCCTAGCTCCTCTGACAGTATTCTAGCAAACTCTTTACCTGACATATGTGCTGCTATAGTTGGGTCAGCTAGTTTTAGTTGGTAAAGTTGAGTTAAAGATTGAACTCTTTGTGCTCTTTCAGAGAAGTGTCTAGCACCTACAGGAACTATCCTACCGTTACCTTTGATGTCTTCTTTAGTTATCTCTTCAAAGAAGAATAGTCCAGTGTCTTCGTTAAGAACTCTTATTGTATCAGCAGCATCCATGTTACGTCTTGCTGCTTCAAGCATACCGTTTAGAATAGGCTCTAGGAATACTCTTTCGAAGTGTGCAGTCTTATGTTGAAAGATACGTCCTGCTGCAGTCATCAACTGCTGTACTTCAAAGGCTGTCTTCTCACCTGCACTACGGATACCCATAGCTTCTCTTGGAGCACCAGCCAACATCTCCATTTTGTTTTCTAAGTTCTGTATTTGGAAGTCAGCATTGAGTGCTGTTGTATCAGGGGCTAGGTAACCTACATCACCTTCCTCACCCATATATATTCTCGCTGCAGGTTCGAAGTCAAAGTCTTCTACGTCACCTCTTATCTTAATGATTGGGTAAGCTATCTGATCAAAGACATCAGCCTTGAGGTTTTCTAGGTGATCTATTCTATACTGCATACCAACAAGATTGTCAAGTGGCCCCATTGCGTATAGATTGTCTGGACGTTCTCTCCAACCTGCATGGAATATAGAAGCCTTACCTAACCAGCTTGGGTTCTGTTCATTGTAGATTACGTAGGCTCTGTCTACAATAGTTATAACTCTGTTCTTGTGAAACTTTTTTTCTGAATCATCATAGATGTCACCGTAGAATGTTAGTAGCTCTACAAAGTTTGACTCATAGTATTCGTTTAGGTTTGTAAAACCATCTGCTGTAAAACCTGCAGACTTATCTATGTCAACATCATTACCACTGACAGCAGCCCTGTTAGCCATCATTTTATCAAAGATACCTTGAAGGTATTCGTTTTCTGTTGACTCATCAATCTTTCTAGCTAACTCACCTGTAGTTAAAACTGTTCTTACAATCTTAGGGCTGTCAGCAAAGCTAGAGGCTAAAGGATTAAAACAAATATCGAAAGGACTAATACGTACAAGCTTTGGTCCTATGTAGTTTACTACAGTCTCACCATCATCATATGTTGTGTAGTCTCTTTCGAACTCTACTGTAGCAAAGCAGTTGCCGTACTGAATGTAGTCGTTGATTAGTCTGCTTGTTGTGTTAGCAAAGTCTGACTGACGTAACTTGTTTTCCATATACGCCTGAATAACATCTCGTTTAGATTTTGTGTTAGCATCGTTGTCTTGAGCTTCAAACCTAAACCAACGTTTCTGAGGAAACAGAGCAGCAAAATAGTTAGCGTGTAGGTTGTCAGCTATTTGTGTTAACTTTGGAGTAGTTGTACTGTTAGTCCAAGGTAACTTGTTGTTGGTTGTATTACGTGTGTCTGTTGCGTAAATATAATTACGTAACTCTTTCCACTCTTCAACTTTTGTTTGTCTTGCTTGATTCCAATTAACCCAACGATCAGCAATGTCTGTTGCTAGACCGTGAGGATCAATCATAGTCTGAAGGTCAATAGTTGTTCCAGCCATTAGAAGGACACTCCACCGAATCTTGAGTTAAACTGTACCACGTTATCTCTACTCCTACGTATTACTCTAGCTGGTTTGACAGCCATGTCTATGACTGAAGCTAGTGCGTCTATAACATCATCGTGAGCAGGGTTACGTGATGACAACTCTTCTTCTAGTATTTGAATATTACCACCTCTGTAGTGCCATATACCCATGTTGTCATAGCGTGGCTCAAGTATCGAAGCTATACGCTCTTGTTTGTTGCCTTGGTTCTTATTAGGTCTGTACTCATCAATACTAATAGCTAGTCCATGTTGCTTGATAAGTTCTTTGAGTTGCTTGACGATTGCCATTTGTGCGACTGTTGTTTCTGCTCTGAGCTTTCTAAATGACCACTTGTTTGACATATGGAGTATGTGCTCAAAGTAATCAGATATTCTGTCAGTCCTGAATCTGTCGATGTCCAAGATGTAGACGTTGTTTTCTGCATCAATACCTATTACAACTATTGCTGTATAGTCAGCACGTTTGTTTAAACTAAAAGCGAAGTCAACAGCAGCAAAGACGTTTAGTCTACTATCTTTGTAGAACAGGTAGCCGTTGTCCTCTCTTACGTGTTTTCTTTCGTAGTACTGAAACTTATCTGGTGAGACAGGTACGTTGTCAGGGTCAGTAGGATCGTTGTAGTACTGTGCTCTGAACTGTCCTTTGTCTAGGTACTGACCACGTTTCTTAGCCAGTATCTTCATGTCAAACCCAAACCACTTACCGTCTTTGCGTTGGGTTCTAGGCCAAAGGAACTCACCTGTGCCATCACCTCTTTCTTCTACAGGTTTTTCAAATATCTCGTAGATATTATCCTCACCTATCTTATCACCTTTTGGATTGTACTGATCTTCTGTCATCTGTAGTAGATCGTTGTACAGATCAGAAGGATGATACCTAGTTCCTACTACCCACTCTTTAGCCTCAGCACCTTCAATAGACGAGAGAAGAGAGTATTGACTTTTAACTTTATTCCTTCCTTCGCCTGTGTAAGCATTTTCATACACCACGCAGTCATCGAGGACAGCAATGTCACAATGTAAGCCTGTAAGCGAAGTAGTGAGTCCACCAGTAAAGATCGAAGGGTCTCTAACATTTTCTTTCTTTCTTAATGGATGGTCTAACATAATCTCTGAGTTAGTCCATCGTGTTCGTTTACCTTCATCAAAGTTTACGTGATCAGGCCAATACCTTCTGTATATCTCTGAGGTCAGTATTCCTTTGATAAAACCTAGTTGTTTTTCTGCGAGGTTAGCTGTAGCTGATATGTACAGTATACGCAATGTTGGGTTCTTTGTCAACTCCCAAGCTACTCTAAACGCTATTAATCTTGACTTACCGTGGTCTCTAGGGAAGAGTAATAGCTGATGAGTCTTTGAGTCAGGTCTTATCCACCAGTTACAGACATCTTCATGGGCTTGCCCTAGTACTTGCTCTGGTGCTACTAACCTTATGAATGTTACAAGATCACTTTCAGCAGCGATCCTTATTTGTTCTAGGGTTGACATTAATCCGCTGCGGCTATCTCGTTGCCGTCTTCTTTTACCCACTCAAGGATAGCATCGTAATGACGGTTGCCTATACGTCTTGGCACACAAGAAACAGTACCATCAACTAGTGTTAATTTTATACCTGATATTTCACCATTGTGCGTGTAATATTTTGCCTCTTTTATATCCATTATTATAACTCCGAATCTAATAAAAGATGTGCATCAGTATCATTATTTGCATTGATTGCTACACCCTGACCTGTGGTTAATGAGGCAGCACATGTAGCTCCCATGTATACTGCACTTACACTACAGTAACTGTCATGTATTACGGGTCCACTAGAAACATTAGAAGCAGTGTTTGTGTGTACGATCCGCCAGTTACCACTGAAAGTTGCTGTGGGTTCTATTCTCATTGTTGTTGGAAGCTGCATAGGTACATTTGCATCACTAGCACCAGCAGCCCAACCTGCGGCCCCTAAAAGAGAATAATTACCACCGTCCGCTTGGTCCTGTGAAGGGTGTCGCTGACAGTATCTCTGACACCTCTGCAACTCATCCCCAAAGCTTCGATGCTCGAAGTCCGTGGCGGTGTCGCCTACTTCTAGTTGCAACCCTGTTAGAAAAAAGGTGTTAGAAGTACTGCTATAAAAACTATCTATTCCAACAGCACGATTAGCATTTACGTTGTCAGCAAATGCTGAACTATTTAATGTACCGCTAGTATAAGTTGAACCTGCATGAAGTTGAAATTGCAATACTAATCCTTCTGCCGTAGTATCAGGTATGGGGCTAGAACCATCATCCACATCGGCTGGAAAAGTAAGCTCAACTCTAGTCCAATCTGTTGTAACATTAAATAATTTAGTGCATTGTCTACTATGAGCAGATTGAAAAATTTCTAGTGCATATGTTTTTGCAGCATTAGCTTTTACATAAAAACTTACAGTAAATGGTTTGGCTCCAGTTTTACCTTTACCAATAGCTTGACAATCTTGAGCTTCTATTTTGGTTTGTAAAAACACACGCTCTGCAGCGCCAATAGAAGTATCTGCTGTTGTACAAGCTAATTTTAAAGAATTATTAAAACCAACTGGCCCATCTGCTTCCTGAGACATTGTAAAACGCCCTGCTGAAGAACCTTCTACAATAAACCTGTATCTATCTAGGGTAGGATAAACACCATTAGTATCTCCAACACCTGTCGCTGTGGTTCCTCTCTGCGCTACCTGCATAGCCCCATTAATTACAAGGTTCCTGTTACTCAGCGCACCACTACTAGCACCAACGGTATCGAGCCTAGAAGTTACTGCACCAAGGTCTGCTAAATCTCTTGCTAAACTCATATTACTCTCCTAGTAGAGTTGCCAAGTCCAATGCCTTTAGAGCGTCTGGGGTTGATGCGTTAGCTATCTTAGCATCTGCTGTAATGTCTCTCAGCGTTTTCTTCTTAGCGGCTATGTCTGCTGCACCAGAGCCAGCTTCTAACGCTTTCATATAGTCAACGTCCAAAGCTTCTAATCTAGGCGCACGTTCTGCCCTAAGATTATCTTTGTGAATGTCTCTAGCCTTAGACATATCCACTTCAACAGCGTCACCGTTGAATTGCCAAGCACCTCTGAAGGTTCTGTCAGAAGGTACTGTTAGAGAAGATGCCTCACGAACATCTCCGTTGATATTGATGTAAGTTGTCATTGCATAATTCTCCATGCGTTTCTAAATGACCGATCCGAAGGGATCATCTCAACAGGTACAATCTTTAGGATTGTTCTGTTACCTTTATAGTCTCGCCATACTGACGGATCTATATCCTTTTGAACTAAGTATTCTATTGCTTCTTCCTCTGTCATAGCACCGATAGGTTCAGCGTATGGATGCTCTTTAGGCTGTCCATCAGGCACACCTCTGTCACGCTGGTAAGTCTCTATAGGTGGAAGTATGTCACCCTCTAATGCAGCAGCCATCCAGTTAGGATCAGGCACTAATACCTTGGCTGGTTCGTCTGGTGTG